ATCACCCATCTTATTCATAGATATATATTAGCAAGAAAGTAAACCCAAGTTTACCAATATTTTAAACTCAAACTGTGTTTAAAATCACCTAAACCTAGGTTTACTTTTGTGCTTCCTGTTAGTAGAATAGTTGTATGAAAACAGTTGACGTAATAAAGCACTTTGGTTCTAAGCCAAAAGTAGCGAAAGCATTAAAAATATCAAAACAGGCCATTAGCAAGTGGGGATATCGAGTCCCTGAGTTACGCCAGTTCCAACTGGAAGTAATAACTAACGGCATTCTTAAAAGTGACTTCACTATTAAAAGCTTACGTAAGGAGCGGGAAAAATGACATGTCGAGATTCCGACAGTTTTTTAGCACAAATTGTTATTAGGCATACCGAGGCCCAACTTGATGGACTTAACATTAAGCGCGATTCATTTGTTAAAAACATGCTTTTACCTTCTCTTATTCGTTCTGGAGTTTTAAACGATCGTCCTGATGCTAAGTCGAAAAGTTACTTTGAAAATTCCCTTTGCAAAAAGTTTGAACGATGGATTAAAGGTGAATATGGCTCAGTACCAGCGGACTATATATTTCCGTGGATAGCTATTCTTCAGGATGGTTATAAGACCAAGTGTCTACATGAAGTGTGCGGGGCTATGGGGTCTTTTTTTGCACCTCTTTCCCCTATTGGTCCTAAGCCATTAATTGTTGAAATGCAGAGTCAGCTAGCAAACGTATCTAAAGAGTTCGCTGATGTTCTTCAGCATGCAGCTCCTGCGCTTGATGGGCGGTACAACCAAGATGATGATCCTCAAGTTATGCATCAACTGTCTAATGAATTGTTTGAATTGATTACTGCAGCATTTACCGAATTGGGTGCTATCTATCAGGCATCTGGCATTTTACCTTCGGCATATCGCGCTATGTATTCAAACCCAATATTCCAAGAACCACAGAGGTGAAACAGTGCGCTATACCAAAGAAGGGATCCGAGAAGAGATCCGCCAAGCGCTGTTAGTTGCACCTCGAACCAAAGGTCAGTTGGAAGGTTTTGAAAGTAGTGGTAGCAGTGACAGGAAATATCAAACCGCGCCGACGCGTGATATTGAAATCTGTAAAGATGAAAGCGGAAGACCATCTTTTATGAAAGTGAAGGCCGATGTGATCAGAACTCTGGCATGCAAAACCTTTAAGAAATCTCCTATGCCACTTGCTCATAATGCGTTTAAGCACACTCAAACCATTCGAGCCATGAACAATGCGTCTACGGTCGCAAGCGATTGGATGCACTATTGCTACAGCGATGGTGCTCAAATACCAAGTCATTTTCTTCTGCAGTCGTTGCTTTGTGATTTTAACAAACAAGAGACCAGTTCATTAGGTGAATCTTCTCAGCAGTTGATTAAGCATTTGGCGTTACTGGCTTGTATGCAAACCAGAGATAAATTAAACGCTAATAAACTTCAATTACCACAAACGAGAATTGCAGAGCTGGCTGGGAAGAAGGAAGCTGCTTGGAAAAAAACATGGGCTCCGCGTTGGAATCGCCTTCTTCACATTTTAAATAAATATGATGATGAGGGGCTTAACCATGTGTATGAATGGCAGCGCAATAGAAAAACTCCCCGAAGAAATGCCTGTTTGCCTATGCCAGCGGTTCTTCAACAGAGAACCGGAACAGTGTTGGTTGCCTGAGTGGGGCTATAACAATAAACGTAAACTTTTAGTGCTTTATTGTCCAGATTGTAAGTTTGATGTTGGGCCTTTTGAAAATAAAGCTGCAGCTATCGCCAGTTGGTGTTTTTTGAATCGGCCTGGTGATGAACAAATATTAAATAATTGGGGGCGTTTTTATCAAAAAATGTTCCCAGATGTTAAACCGCCAAGAGATGAAATATATGACTACTATTAAACCGGAATTTAGCTATTCGAAGAACAATGAGGTTTTTCATGGTTCCTTTGACAGCAGAGAACAAGCGTTAGAAGAGGCCATCGAGCTTTATGCAGAAGATGATTTTTTGTATTTATATATTGGTGAAAATCAATCAGTACAAAATCAGATGTTTTGTCCTGATGCAGATATTATTCTTGAACATATGACAGAGCAGGCTTGCGAGTACTTGCCTGAATTCTCAGAATCATATATTGATGATTTAGGATGTATGTCTAATGAAAAGAAAAAGGAATTATCCATTGCTCTTGATAAAACCATTTGTAACTTTTTAGAGCTTCACGATATTCGGCCTTTATTTTTCAAAATCAAAAATGTGGAAACGCATCTTCGTAAATCAGGAAAGAAGGTTATTGACCCTTTAGGTCTTACTTGGGAGGCTCCAAGCGATCTTGCTGAAGGTCAAGTAGAGCTGTATACCGAAATAGATAATCACTTTCTTAAAGTTATCGCCAAAAGTGATGTCAGTTTCTATGGAATATTAACTGAAGCAAAAACATTGAAACGGGATGATATAGATATTGAATCTACAACACTGGAACTTGCTTTAAATGAAGCTGCGAATAAGGCCATTGTTATTTCATCGGAGAAGTCATGTTAATAGCTAAATGCATAGGATGTGGCTGCACGGATGATCATGCTTGTCTTACTGAAGCCATGGCTTGTTACTGGCTTAGAGTTGATAAACTTGAAGGTTTTGGTGTTTGTTCATCTTGTCCAGAGCAAGCCGAGCGTTGGGATAATGGTGATCATACTGAATTGGTTATTGATACAAAATTCACTTCTCATTTGCAGGCAGAAACTCATTTAGAACAGAACGGTTATGTTTGTGAGAATGAAATATGGATGAAAGGTAACTTTAAGCGTGCGACCGTGGTCGCAACATCAGATGGTATAAAAATCCATACAAGTGAGAGAAAAGAATAATGAATATTGCACCTAAGAATTTAATGGTTTATCGCGTTAACCGCGATATTGAGTGGGACGAAGAGCGCTTGCGTGAGCAGTTAAACGAATTTGCTTTCGTTCCTTGCCGTAAACAAGAAAAGTCAAAGTTTGGCTGGACTCCCCCGTTTGGTAAACATGGTACCGACATCCTGCACAAAGCAGGCAACTGGTTTATATTTATGGCCAAGAAGGAAGTTAAAAACATTCCCAGTTATTTCTTAAATGAAGTTATGGCCACGAAAGTAGAAGAGATGGAAAAAAACGAAGGCCGACCCTTAAAGAAAAGAGAAAAAGACAACATTAAAGATGATGTCATTATTGATTTGCTGCCAAACGCTTTCCCTAAGTCTACTTATACTTCTGTATGGGTTTGTGTCACTGAAGGGTTAATTGTTGTTGATGCTTCCAGCTTTTCGCCTGCTGAACATGTTCTTGCCTTACTCCGTAAAACAATCGGTAGTTTGCCTGTTGTACCAGCCATACCAGAAGTGCCAGTCGAGAACACGTTAACAGACTGGGTTAAATCCGGTGAAACACCTAATGGTTTTGCTGTTTTGGATGAAGTTGAACTTGAATCTTTGCGGGAAGAAGGTGGTGTCATTCGCTGTAAGAAGCTGGAACTCAGCTCAGAAGATATTCTCAATCTTATTGAAGAGAATAAGATTGTTACCAAGTTAGCGTTGGATTACCAAGATAGAATTACGTTCATTCTCTCTGAGAAAGGCGATATTAAACGGGTTAAGTTTTCCGATGATATCCTTTGCCAAAATGAAGATATCCCAAGAGAAGATCAAGCTGCCCGACTTGATGCTGATCATTGTTTAATCTCCGGTGAACTTGAGGCTTTCTTACCTAATCTATATCGCGCACTTGGTGGACTACCTGAAGGTCAGTATCAACCTGAAGAGAAACCATCAGATGAAGAACCCGCTGTTGAAAAATCATTACCTGAAACACTCCCCACGTCTCCTGAATTAGAAAATAAAGATTCATTATTGCCTGTAGCAAAAGAGTTTGTAGCAAAAACAAGAAGAGCATCTGTTTCCGGTCTACAGCGTAAATTTAAGATAGGTTACAACCGAGCAGCCCGAATAATGGATACGCTTGAAAATAGCGGCATTGTGAGTAAGCCCCACCATAATGGTGGTCGTGACGTTCTTATTGGCTCACCCGTTGAGGAGGAAGAATAATGGCCAGTCGTGGGGTTAATAAAGTAATTTTAATGGGAAACCTTGGCGCGGATCCCGAAGTTCGTTATGCCGCTAATGGTACTGCTATTGCGAACATTACCATTGCTACATCTGAAAAATGGCGAGATAAAACATCGGGTGAACAGAGAGAAAAAACAGAGTGGCATCGTGTTGCTTTGTTTGGAAAAACGGCTGAAATAGCAGGTGAATATTTAAGGAAAGGTTCTCAGGTTTATATTGAAGGTCAGTTACAAACCCGAAAATGGCAGGACCAATCTGGACAAGATAGGTACACCACGGAAGTCGTCGTGCAATGGCCTAAAGGTCAGATGCAATTGTTAGGTGGTAAACCTCAACAACAAGGTGGCTGGGGACAACCACAACAGCCAGTTCAGCAACAAGCGCATCAGCCAGCGCAACACCACGTTTCCCAACAACAGGCCCAACCTCAATACAATGAACCCCCAATGGACTTTGATGACGACATTCCGTTCCGCGATGTATTTGCGCGTGGTTCAAGAACTGCTTATTGCTGCGCTTAATTATGTACCAGAAAGATTCCAGCCGATTAATAGCCGATACGATGATGTTTTTAAAACTGACTCATGTCCAGGCTATTAAGTGGCTAGATAAACGTACACCTGAATGGCGAACGGAGCCA